TACCTGGACACGGAGGAGCGTCGTCGTTTTGCCCAGCAGACTCACGAGTATCTGATTGAGCAGCTCCAGTTCACGGGCGCCGAGTCGATCACATCGAGCTCGAACAAGATCCAGCTGAACTTCAACCACCCCGTGAAGGAGCTCGTGTGGGTTGTCCAGCGCGACTCGTTCGTTGACTGCTCGGTCCCGGTACCCTCCTACATCGCTGAGGTCAACGGTATCCAGCCGTTCAACTACTCTGATGACTTCAGCACGGACGGTGTCATCATGGACGTCCTCGCCCGCGGTTCGCTGGGTGGAGTGAGTGGCAGCAGCGCCAACGCGCTGGGTGTGCCGACGACCATCGACGGCACGTCTGGACCCTACCTCCCGGGTCTCGGTATCCAGCAGGGTCCTTCGCTCAACGGCGCGTCGTGGCTCGACACCAACATCAGCGGCGCTAACGACCAGGCCTACCTCTTTGAGGACACGACCAACTACCTGCTCGCGAAGGTCATCCTCGACTCCGGCACGCGCTGCTCCGGCAAGACGCCGACTGAGGTTGCCAAGCTGCAGCTCAACGGACAGGACCGCTTCACGGAGCGTGAGGGACGCTATTTTGCATTCGTGCAGCCGTTCCAGCACCACAGCCGCATGCCGTCTGCCCCGGGTATCTGCGTCTACTCCTTCGCACTCAAGCCGGAGGAGCACCAGCCGTCGGGCACGTGCAACTTCTCGCGTATCGACAAGGCGACCCTGCAGCTCACGGTGTCCGTGAACACGGTGCGCTCGGGACGCACGGCGCAGGTGCGTGTCTACGCCGTCAACTACAACGTGCTCCGCGTCATGAGCGGCATGGGTGGCCTCGCGTACTCCAACTAAGCAGCAAAACCTCAAAATCAACCAAAACAAAACCAAATGTGTGCGGAACCCCGCTCAGATTGGTTTACGCATTGGAACCCGAACATGGAGTTTCCTTGGATCAGGAGTTGCATACTCATACATTGAAGGTAGTCGATTATGGGTAGGTTCGATCGAAGAATGAGGAACCGGCTTCACTCTTGCTGCTGCACGATGAGTGAACAAGAGTTTCCAGAAACGGAGGAACATATCATGTGTTGGGTTGAAGTCAGTTTTTTCATCCTTGCGATTGTATGGACTAAGATAGGTTTCCATTAGATATTTGTAGACCGACCTGGGATGACGACGAATGAGACTGCGTGACACTGCAAAACACGGACCTTGACCCCATTCATCGATCGTCGACGAAGGGAACGGATGTCCCTTGAAAATCTCATCATACCACTCCGAACTACGCTGCCAGAATGGATTGCGTTTTGATGGCTCTTCGTACATGAATTCGAGGTACTGTCGGTTTTTATAGATAAGGTTCAGATTCCATACATTGCGAATCGGCCATGACCCAATGTCCGAGTAATCCCAACGATCACATTCGTATATGAATCGAGCGATATCGGTCATCTTGCCAAACGCCCCTTCTCTTAGGTTGACCTTTGTGAAGATTGTTACATCATCGAGATTATCATAGTTAGCATAGATGTGATAGAGAAACGCGTAGTCGCATGTACCCGTGTTATCCAATCGAATAATACGGCCCCCGCCAGGGGCTTGGCGATCGGTGTCAACTGACGTCATGAAAGGAAGGGAGTCATCTTTCTCATACACAATCACCGGTATTTTGAGAGTAATGGAGAGCGGGGTGATACATTCAGAATACCCAGCCCATGTCTTCCTTGGATCACCTTGATCATAGACCGCTGTAACGATTCGAACGGAGACTGACATACTAACAATATAGTAAAACGATTAAACCGCTTACGCGGCTAAAACTAGTGAGTATAGTATTGATGATGGGAACTCTCCATGCAATCGATTGCCCCGAAACGCGTTCACGGGTATGGAAATGGATACAATCAATTGAATAATGATCTACTTATACGGTGATAGTCACGCGCGCGAATCCTTCAAGAACCTTCCTTGTCCACATGAGATGATGGCGGAAAATTCTGTAACAATGCATCGTATCGGACGTGATAAAGTAGTTGTAAACTGGGTCCCCTGCGAACCAAATGACACACTGTTTTTCGTCTATGGAGAAGTCGATTGCAGAGCACATGTTGGGAAACAGATTGCCCTTGGGCGCGATGAAGACAGTGTGATCAACGAAGTTGCCACCGAGTATATTGACACAATTCAGAAAGTTGCTGTTCATGGTCATGTTAACGTTGTTTCGGTCATACCTCCAACTGCGGAAGGTGACTATCGGGCACAATACCCAGGTTATCCCTGCAGCTCACGGTGTCCGTGAACACGGTGCGCTCGGGACGCACGGCGCAGGTGCGTGTCTACGCCGTCAACTACAACGTGCTGCGCGTGATGAGCGGCATGGGTGGACTGGCATACAGCAACTAGACACCTCCGCACACTCCGAAACCCAAAACACAAAACCACAAATGCGTGCAGATTTCTGACTGCATTTGTGGTTGTATAACAAACCAATGCACCGAGGTCAGTCCGAGCAAGACAAGTTCGTATTGAACATATTGAAGGAGAGGCGAGACGGGTTCTTTGTAGAGATTGGATCAAACCATCCAGAGCATATCAATAATACATATCTACTTGAGACCGAATATAGGTGGAAGGGTATTATGATTGAATACGATGCGGAGTTCTTACCCCTTTATGTTGAGAAGCGTCCGAACAGCGTACACGTAATCAGCGACGCGACAAAGATTGATTATGCTGCACTGTTCACTGCCAACAATGCACCCATTCAGATGGACTACCTGCAAATTGACCTTGAAGTCGAAAACGGCTCAACGATTGCAACGCTGGAAAAACTGAACAAGGATGTGCTTGACACGTATACATTTGCAACTGTAACGTTCGAACATGACATCTATCGCGGTGACTTTTTCGACACCCGGATGCGATCGCGTGAGATCTTCGCAAGTCGGGGGTATGTCCACGTGTTCACTGACATCCACAATCGGACAATCGATTATCCATACGAAGACTGGTATGTACATCCTAGCCTTGTCGACATGGACTATGTGAATACGCTGATGTTCGAGAATATTGTGAACTACGAGTCCAATCCGCTCACAACCCGATCGATTGACTGGCGGCGTATCAACTATTTAGGCTATTAGTGTTTCATATATGTATGAGCGCGTTCCGCGAAATTGGTATCAGGACGCATCACGGATACGACCGGTTCCGCCCACTGTTGGGATCCATGCTCTAGATTGCTGTCCGTGGTGTCCCATTCTCTACACGAAAGATTACTCGGAGATCACGCCCGCGTATCTAGAGCAGGTCTACGAGAGTATGCTCCAGACCGAATATACCTTTGGTCGACTAGATATCAATAACTATCACCCAAACCTACAGGATCAGATTCGACAATACGGAAACTATTGGATGCAGCGCATAACCGGTAAGACCTGGTACTAGAAATAGAGGTAGTAGTTTAGATTTGGAGGTCCCGCTGTAAGAGGAGACTCGAGTTCCGCACTCACTGTTTTTCCAAAGTTAAACACTGCAATCATGTTCCAGATCATGAATCCGTGCAGGCACTTAGGGAAGAGCACTTGCATGTACTTCTGCTGCTCAGTTGACGGAATCTCACTGAAGCAGTAATTGCTGATAAGGAAGTTGTCCTCTCCGGTGACGTTCGCGCCATATGTGCTAGCGCTCTCAAACACGGGTGTGAACTTCATCGAATGCATCGACAGGTACAACTGTTGCAGGCTCGACGGATCATCGAGATCAATGAGTGTATACGACGACACCTCAATGCCGAACCGCTGACTGAAGTGATCGATGGACAATGCAAGTCCACCATATCCACAGCCAACCTCTACGATACGAGGTGCAGTTACCTCAATGTTCTTACAGTACTCGAGAATGAGTAGTGCATGGTAAATGTACCGAAGGGACGTCGGTGAAATCACAATATCGCCATACTTCCACTTGGCGGGATCGCCAACACCGTCGTTCTTCGTACAGAACTCGGCGATCTCCGTATCCGTCAACTTGAACTTCGACTTGATGGCCGCGAGGTAGAGGTATCCATGTTCGTATGTCACGTGCTCGAGAATGGAAATGTACGCCTTGTCACGCTTGAACTGTGAGACGTTACCAGATTGAACCATTGCGCGAATAGCATTACAGTATGTGTTGTACATCGGACCTATATTCCGTTTACGGTCTTTTTGTGTAGGTTGTTATCCACACCGGACGGATCGAATGGAGAACATCAAGAAGAACTACCCGTCCTTCAACTTCGTTGTAGTTAACGGTATTCCCGACGAGAATTGAGTATGCGGCTGCTACAGTCAATATTCTTGTATGCGACTGTCCCTATAAGAAGGAGATCGTTGCAGGACTAATAAAGTTAGACACCGGGGACTAACATTATCTGCGTATGAGGAAAATCTGTACACACTCCTAAACACTCACCAATCTCACCGGGTGGCATAACGCATATAACGTTCTTCGTTGTAGGGCTGCCAATATTGCCCCATATATAACCCCTGCTTGTCAAGGTGTACGTATCTTTATCGTGAAAGAAGCAGTTGAACTGGTCTTTCAAGGCGATGAGCGCATCTAGATTCTTACAGTGAACCCAAAGACGTAAGTTGTATGTGTTCAAAAACTCAATAGATGTCGCATGTTCGGGACCGTCGTGACCGAGCCATAATTGATCGCCTATCTTCCATACATCGATCTCACAATCAAACCCGTGACTTAGTGCAGTGATAATTGTTTCCTCGCGGTTCTCGGTTGCGGGGTCGGGTCCGTTCAGATTGCCACGGTGAGCAATGATGAGCATAATTTACACGGTTTCTTCCTTGAAAGTTAATGAAGCTAGTCGTATTCGACTTGGATGGAGTGCTGCTCGATTTCTGCGAAGTGCATTACGAGGCGCTTAATGATGCGATCGACCAGGTTGCTGGGTCGGACTTCTGTATCTCACGCGAGGAACACGAATCTATGTACAATGGTCGTAGCACACGGGCGAAGCTCATGATGCTCGCAGAGAAGAAGGGACTATCGCCTACACTCTTTGACAAGATCTTCGATCGGAAACAGACTCTGACCGCGAATGCAGTTGCTCGCGTATCTCCATCACCCGTGCTGCAGTCAATGTTAACGCAACTGCGTGGGAAAGGGTATCAAGTGGTTTGTGCAACGAACTGTATCCGCGCCACTCTTGATGCTGCGCTGGCTGCGCTGGGAATCAGTGATCTGTTCACGTTTACGGTATCGAATGAGGACGTACGTGCACCCAAACCAGATCCGGAGATCTATACTCTCTGCCACCAGAAGGCGGGCGTCTCTGCACATGACACAGTTATCTTCGAGGATTCGCCAATTGGTCTGGCTGCTGCTCGCGCAAGCGGTTCTCGGGTCGTATGCGTTCCTTCGCCGGCATCTTTAACCGAGGACTTCGTAAATGAGTGCATTAGTTCCGATCACAATCGTCATCCCGATGGCAGGAAATGGTAGCCGCTTCACGCGAGCTGGCTACCCGGATCCTAAGCCACTGATACCTGTGCGTGGCAAGCCCATGATCTCATGGGTCGTAGACAATCTCGCGGTTCCTGGGGCGCGTTTTGTATTTGTCATCCGTGCAGATTACCCCGAGTCGTGCAGAGATCATCTGCGTGCGATTGCGCCGGGTTGCGAGATTCTCGTAGTCGACAGGGTCACGGAAGGTGCTGCGTGCACAGTTCTGCTGGCTAAGGATCTTATTAACAACGACACGCCACTCATGATTGCGAACAGCGATCAGTTCATCGAGTTCGATGCAACTGAGTTCATGCAGAGTTTTCTGGAGTCGGGTGCTGATGGTAAGATCTCTACGTTTGATGGCGGGCGGAATCCTAAGTGGTCCTATGCCGATGTCAAGGATGGTTTCGTTTCGGAGGTTCGGGAGAAAGATCCATTCTCTGACCATGCTACCACAGGTGTATACGCGTGGAAGCACGGCTCGGACTTTGTTCGGTTTGCAGAACAGATGATCTCCAAGAACATTCGGGTCAACAACGAGTTCTATGTGGTACCGGTCTACAACGAAGCAATTGCGACTGGGCTGAAGATCACGATCTCAGATTGCGCACGGATGTGGGGGTTGGGTGTACCTGAAGATCTTGACTACTTCCTCCGCACATACAGTGCATCGCCCCAACCGTGAGTCGTCGACGGGAGATCATTCCGGACAGCGGAATAAGCATTTAGATTAATAATTAACCATAGAGTAAATGGATATTTTCTGCATTCACCTTCCACACCGGACTGACCGGATGAATAATATCAAGAGTCTTCAGAAGAACTATCCATCCTTCAACTTCATTGTAGTTAACGGTATTCTCGATGAGAACGGAGCACGTGGCTGTCTGCTGTCTCACCAATCGATCATTCGGATGGCTAAGCAACAGAATCTCCCGTACGTATGGGTGATTGAAGACGACTGCCAGTTCTTGGTAAACAACGGCACGCTGTTAACGCATGCGCGGAACATGATCAACTTCATGCGCGATACGAGCGTTGAAATCGTGAATGGATGTGGCAATATAAACGACCCGCGCATTCAGATCAAGGGCAACTCCGATACACTGACGTTTCTGAAGTCTGAATGCGTTAGTACGACCCATTGTATCGTATATAATGCATCATCGTATGACAAGCTACTGGCATTTGGTTCAGATACCATTGCGGATGTAAATACGAACACGTGCAATATGCTCTTCACATACCCATACCTAGCTACTCAACTTCCGTCGTATTCCGACATTGAGAAGAAGGACGTGGTGTATGATAACATCGTGAAGTCTATGAATCACGTTAGATCAATAGTGCAAGGAGGGCATTGACCTTTGCACGGTTCTCGGGATCGGAAAGTGGGCGAACAGAATGACAATCGCCGTATACATCCAGTTTGATATCGCTTGCATCGTAAATCCACCCTGCGCGATCAATGCGAAGGTGGTAGCGGGGAAGGAAATAGAATATCGACCGATCGGGATATGCATCGATACTCTTGGTCGTATAGTCTTCGTCGATCCCCCACTGAGGGCGATTCACCGCATCGCTCGCATGCACTCCCTTTGTGTCGTATGTATGCGATGCGAGATCGCGGATCGAATCCTCCCATACAGGATTGATCTTCAAGACCGATGCTAATAGAGCTCCTTTGGCAACGTGGTAACACACTGGAAACGTGGACTCTGACGAACACCAAAGCTGGTGTCGGGTCTTGATTGTGATATTCGCTTTGGTTGTAGGTGAATACAGATGTACGTACTTTGAGTCAGGGACGTTCTGTAGCTGCCTGACAAAGTAGGTCTTGGAGATTGGGAACATGTCGATATCCGAGACAATGCAGACTTTATCAGGAAACAGCGTCGCTCCCCAGAACCGCCCCCAGACAGAGTGCATATACGTAGGAATACCCGGAACCGGTTTCAGCTTCAGGACACGTCCATACGTAGTGTCGATAGGGATGTCGTGGTTCTCATCGATGTAAATGAGGATTGGCTCGATACCAAAGCGCAGACGCCAGACTCTGGAGACGAGGGGCCAGAAGTCTAAGTACATTGGGTTAGAATCGCAACTATGTAGTGCGATCTCGGGTCTCATCTTATATATGACTCGGCTCGAAATTCGACGGACGTTGACGGGGGACGGACGTAAGGATCGCTCCAACGGTCGACGACACAGATCGGATACCGAGAGTAGAACGAAGTCAGAGAATTACGAAGAACAACAGGTGTTGCACCGCACAACAATGCTTCGTAGAATCGATGTGTATCCGCACCTGTTCCTTCAGGACACAATACGAACTCAGACCTGGATAGATCTTCGTGGTATTCCTCGTTCGTGAGGTTGGATCTGAGTGTGACACGTGGGTCGTCACGAACTGCATCCAGACACTGGTTTCGCTTTGATGCATTCGTATGGGGTATGAAGTTTGCATATGCGAAGATTTCCCGTTGGATGGCAGGTTGTGCAAAGGACGATGCCCATGCAAGCTGCTTGTCGGCAAATCCGAGTGGAATGGTCGTTACTCTTGGGTCGATGACCACATTGTTCACCGCATAGATATGCACTGCAAACGGCAGGAGAGCCCGAAACTTTGCGTTATCGAACGGCTGATCTGAGTTATGGACAATGAATACGTGACGCTTCAACGGAATGCGAGGCATCATCTTCGCGAACTCCATAACGTAATCTCCATTGATGAAGACGCGATCACCGTTAGCTGCAAGTCGCGAGTATCTCGGTGCATTTGGGTATCGTGGATCAAAGACCCATTTGCAGATCTCTGCAAATGACCGACCCGATATCATTTGCTATGTAGAAAGACAAGTATGAAGGTCTTTTCCTTCTGTTTGTATGGACCCTATAACCCCAAATACTACGTAGGTATGGTTGAAAACATCCATCTCATCCATAAGCATTTCCCCAGCTGGTATATCTACATTTATCTTGGTGCAGACATCGACACATCTACGGTGAATGTATTAAGTTCTGCTCCCCGCGTGATTCTGCGGTGGACCGGCAAGCTTGGGGCTGGTAGCATGATTAACCGTTTCTTCGCTATTGATGAGCCAGGGGTAGAGTTGATGATGGTTCGTGACGCCGACTCGCGTATTCATTGGCGTGACCGATGGGCGATTCGACGGTTCGACAATTCGCCGCAGTTTGTCGCGCACGTCATTCGGGATAACAAGAAACACGCTGCGGCGATAATGGGTGGACTATGGGGCATTCGTAAGAGTGCTAATCTACATATCGAAACAGACTATGAGGCGTATAAGCGTAATCCGATCGTGATCGGGTTAGCGCACGACCAGGACTTTCTGGGCGTCTGTATTTACCCCTCAGTTGTCTCTCGTATGCTCGTGCATGTTGGCAACGGTGGTCCACGTGGTTTAGATGAGACGTGTGTCGAATTTCCGTTCCCATCTACAGGGGACAATTTCTATTGCGGTAAAGTGGAGAATCCAGGATTTGTCGACGTCCCTGGACCATTGATATTGCCTCCCAATCTCCTGAAACTTTCTCGGTGATTCATAATGAAGACTCTGCGCACAATCGGTTCTCGGCGTAAGGTGTGGAATGGAACGGCGCAAAAGACCCCCGGTGGACTGACCAAGTCAGATCTGATGCAGAACAAGTATGGTCGCATCGTGTCACGCAAGCGTTCTGCGCTGGGACGTAGTCGTCATACGTGAGGTGCGAAACGAAGTCGCATTGCCTCAAACTCATGGCGAAACAGCTCGTTTCTGCGTTCAGCTGCAAGGGAGGGTTGGTTTGAACGCTCGTATGCGAGGAACAACCGGTAGAAAATATGAAACTGCTCATGATCCGCCATCTGTGGCAGGACACCCGTAAGGTATCCCCGACGAAGGGCTTCTCCTGCCCGAATCGAAGTATGAAGATCTCCAAACTCCTGTATGTAGTAGACCATCCACTGTCTCCCACACACAGCAGCCTGATTCTTGATCAGATCACCATAATCTCCAAAGGACCCGCCTGTCACCCGCGATGGATCTAGGGAATACATGTAGGTCAACATGGTCTCATCCGATGGGCAGTATCCATCATTCAGAGCCTGTTTCCATTCTGCGATCAGATCCGTCGTGAACTCGATGATGTTCGCTCGCTTCCCAGCTATGAATCCACCTGCAACGATACCATGGTTGTTACGAAAGAACGTATACCTATCGCGAATCCGGTGACGATCGCATACATTCATCATCAATACGTTGATACGAGTCGGATCCCACCATTGGGCTAGATCATTCAACCCTGTATCTGGAAGCACGGAACGCATATCGACCCATGCGAACCACTCAGTGTCGAACGTGTTTTCCTCAGCTGCTTGGCGGACAAACTCTACCTTGTGGTTGATAATCAAGTAATATAGATCCGTGAACTTTTGAGACGAAACATTCCATACTGGATTCGTTGCATTGTTCTGAGCAATGGTCGGGAACAGATTCCAAAATGGAAGCTCTTCGAAATCAACGACATGAAACACTGTCGGACGATCGCCGCGCATCTGACGAAGCGGTGCCTCTAAATCCGGTTCGCAGAAGACTACGAATGGGTTCGGAGTATCGAACAGTTTCTTCGCAGTCTCTATGTAGTCTGCAACACGACTGAAGTGGTCAGTGTTGACACCATCCATTCCCTCCCTCTTGCGAAGGTTATAAAGCGCAGTCACATACGTCACGGATTCCATGCGGAGTTACCGCGAGTAATCTCTAAGTAAATACATTCCGACAATGACCAACGCTAATCCAGCGTATTGTTTAGGTGTTTTCAATCGGTCACCCAATATGTAATAAGCCGCCGCGCTTTCAATTAGAGTCGATGCCGAATCCCACATCGCATTCACATACAGAACATTTCCAGAACGAAAGCATTTGATCAACCAGACAACCACCGCTGCGTATCCAAGAAGACCGAACCCGAGATACGATGGAGCATTTGTTTCTGCATACCATCGCAAATTGAAATCGCCGAAGACTTCGACTGCCGACAGGATCAGAATATCGTTAAAGCTCATCCCTTATCTTTTATCGAGATTCAACAATGAGAACACCCGACAGCATTGACACGTGGATCAAATCCCGGGATTGGAAGTTAGCTAAGTTTGACCTCCTACCTGTGTCCTTTGGAGTCTTAATGTCTCTCCTCGACGTTCTGATGATGGGATCTGCAAAGATGATCAAAACTGGACAGATTTCGTATAGCGCTGGATTGACCTTTTCATCCATCGTGTATGCGATTCAACCGTTCCTGTTTATCAAGGCGCTTGATTTCGAGGATATGGTTGTAGTGAATCTGATCTGGAACCTGACATCTGACGTAATTGTTACGTTGTTGGGACTGTTCTACTTCGGAGAAGTGATCAGTGGACTGCGGTGGACTGCGATGGTAGCCGCTGTGATCGCGATTACTCTGTTCTCGTATACGGACGTAACCGACACCTGATTTTTTTAGGTGCGAAAGATAATGGAAGCCACACTCGGACCCGCGATTGCGGTAGGAGCAGTTGCAGCCGCTGCAGCGGCTGCGGTGTCATCACTTCACCCATCCGAAGCGATTGCCAGACTTGAACCCGACCAAGGATTGGAGAAAGCAATGACTGCAATGTCTCCGCAGCCCCCGCTTGATTCTGAAGCTATTCAGCGGCTCCAACAGGATTACGAGCAAGCGCGCAAGGATCGCGAAGCCGAGTTTCTCGAGAAAGAGGCTGAGTTTCCACCCGATGATGGAAGGAAGGAAGCGCGCCGTGCAGCATTTGACGCCCGAGAGGCAGTGTTTAGGCATCAATATGATGTAGTGATCGGGGAAGCGAAAAAGAGAGAGAGTCAGCTGGCTGCCACGGAGGCTGCCACGGAGGCTGCTACCGAAGCAGCCTCCCCAGTAGAACACCGAGCAGCAGCAGAACCGCCAGCAGCAGCAGAACCGCCAGCAGCAGCAGCCTCCCGAGCAGCAGCAGCACCGCCAGCAGCAGCGCCGCCAGCAGCATTAGAAGTGCGACCAGCCGCATTTCCGGAAACCTCGGCTCATCCGCCGTCTGAACGTGTCAATTTAATGGAGAAAAGAATCACCCGTGGCACGGATGATTCTCTTATACCTCCGCTCGCACCGATCGAGCCACGCAAGGGCCCGTTCGTCGTGCCCCCCGGTGAAATATCCAGTGATGAATATCGCGGCCTTCCTCCCATTCTGCGGCACCAATATGAAGCGATTCCTAGATCGCCCGGCGAGCCAGCTCGCTATAGGCCCAAATCGCAGGCTCCTCATTCCCCGCTTCGCACACGCCACAGTGCGTATTCTGGTGGAGGCAAGCGTCGCACACCCAAGCGTCGTCGTGGACGTCTCTCGCGTAAATCGACTTTCAGAAGACATCGCAAACATTGATAAATGGCTTCGGATGATCTTGTCATCGCCAAGACGGTCCAGACGGCTCCCATTCGCATTCTCGCCGAGGGGTTGAAGTCCATGCTTGTCGAGATGAGCCTTGTGTTCGATAAGGATGGTATCCGCATGATCGCAATGGACAACACGCGCACGGTGCTTACGCATATGCGGCTCCATGCGTCGAAGTTCGAGGAGTATCAGTATAACCACTCCGCGCCTAAGTTGGATGTCGGACTGAACACCGACCATTTTTATCGCATTGTCAAGACGGTGACAAACGATGATACAATCACGTTCTCGGTATCGAAGTCGGAGTCGAATCACCTCTGTATCACACTGGAGAACGGTGAGAAGAAGCGCAGGATCAAGAACAAGCTGAACCTGCTGGACCGCGATGAGTCGGACATCAACATGCCGGAGACTGAGTTTGCCACGCGTATCACCATGCCAAGCATGGACTTCCAGAAGATCTGTCGCGACATGACATTGTTATCTGCGAAGACCGTGGACGTTAAGAACGTGGGTGGGACGTTGACGTTCACGTGCAAGGGACCCTTCGCATCTCAGACGGTCACGATGGGTGACTCTACATCTGACATGGCAATTACCAAGTCCAAACCGGATGAGATTGTATCGGGAACGTTCTCTCTGCCGCATCTAGTGCTGTTCACCAAGTGCTCGAACCTGTCGAACAACCTGGAGATCCATATGAAAAATGATTGGTTTATCATGATTCGCTACGTGATTGCGAATCTGGGCGATATCAAGCTGTGTTTGATGCCGTGCTCGGCATAGCCTGTTCTGCTTAATAAGTAATGGATGAAGGCACAGCCAACACCATTCTTGTGATATCGACGACAACGCTTCATGCCTGGCTCATCTACATCTCGTATTATTGGTTTCTGAACAACTGTGAATGTATTTAGATTAAAGGCTGAACTCTACCAGCTTCGCTCTACTTCGGTCGTAGATTATGCGCCTTGTAAGCAATGTCGTCACCAAGCTTCATCTTCAGACTGGGACTGAACAACTTGCGATCGGACACGGTGGTCGTTGAGTTCCAAATCTTGATGATGTGAAACTGACCCTTGGGACTGACCGTCACACCGGCAATGCATTCATTCGAACTCTTGAGGAAGGAGTTCGCTAAGCAGTGAACCATACAATCGATGAAGGCTGTGTGCGTGTCCGACGCATCAACCTTCTTCGACCAGGCGCCGCCCTTGTCGTTCTCTGGCGCGTCCCACAGCGGGCGTATACCGTCCTTCATGAAGAAGAACATACCGGACTCCCATACATCCTTCGGGATGCCGTCCACGAGACTCCAGAACTCGAGGGCAGTTGTGACATCATAGATGCGGATGTAGGAGGCGAGACTGTAGTCATTGTTCGCGGGGTCGTGATACCAGAGAGTCCACTTCATTCTGGCGACTCTACTCCTTACTGAGGACGAGGTAATCCGTTTTACAAAGATATGAGGTACTTGTTCGCAGCGATGTATCCGGTATCAGACTCGTCCCATAATCCATTCTCCTTTAGCCGCACAAGCTTCTCATTCGTCGTATGTAGACAGTTGCAATGAACCATCTTCGCTTTAGATTTGATACCCAACTCAAAGTAAGCAGATCCATTTGGATACTCATCCATTGGTAGCTTCGTTACCGTCACGCCCATGGTTTCGGCGGAAAACTTGTTAATCGCATGTTGGTCATTTAAGTAAGAAGGACAATTGGGTAACCAGTCGATTGATTTCTGAATAACCTGCTTGGAAAACGATCCACTTCGAACAAGGAAGAATCCACTACATGCAGCCCAATAATCGTCCTGATGAACAAAGGTAGTTCTCTTTGATCTCATATCATCAATGCAGTTCTGAAAGAATACGATATCATTATCGACCCATATAACTTCCCGGTCAAGAGCCATGTTCGCAAGTATAACTTTCAGTTTCTTTATGGTTAACGTTTTGAAAGCATCTGTTGCATACGCCGCCGAGTCCTTGTTGCCTGTGAGGATATAGCAGTGAAAGAGATTCATTGGAATCCCGGACTTCATTGCAGAATTAAGCATACTCTTCATCATTGGCAGTTGTGCCTCATTCGTCATACATACAATACGCATTTTCTTATAACTCCGAAAAGGAATCCTCTTCCAAACAACAAGGAGAGAGGGCGCTGAAATGGATGTCTCATCAATCTACGCCCTCCGCCCTTCTGTCAAGCAGCCCCTTCCCGACAGCGTAGTGGAGATCTTCTCCAAGCTACGCACCTCCTTCCGCCCCGTCTTCCGCCGTCCTCAGCGTCGCGAGGCTCCTGCTGAAGCTGCAAACTGGCGTCAAAATGTCCTTGTCGAGACCCTGCGCAAGGTCCGCGAGAAGGACGACGCAGACTACGACGAGATCAACGCAGCCATTAACAAGCTGTCTAAGCCGACCTACGCTAAGCTGACGGATCTGATCAAGTCCAAGATCGCATCCCGTGACGCGATGTTTCGACTGCGTGTCACAACGCTTCTCTTCGACCGAGGTATTCGCCAGAACTTCTACGCAAGCATGCTGGCTGATCTGTATTCCGACATTGTCAAGTCGGAGGAAGACGCTCGAAATGACCTCACGACGCAGGTTGCAATGTTCGACTCTCTCTACGACATGAGTGCAGTCACGATCGTGCCGTCCTCCACAGACTCTGGGTTCGACGATGCTTTGATTGCATGGACAAAGCAGAAGGAGACCAAGCGAGGATTTGCAGTCTATACAGCTGAGCTATATTCTCGGGGATTGATTCCCGAGGAGACGATGGCTGTCTTTGTCAAGACGATCGTTGATGACCTTCGCGAGACTGTTGCCCAGAAGAAGACTCCGCCTGTCGAGGAGCATGCAGATCATCTTGTCCGATTCCTTGCGGCTGTTGCACCCAAGGTCAAGGGTGTAGTGGAGATGGTTAGTCCAATTCTCATGCTTTCTCGCGTCGACACGCCGTCGCTGTGCATGAAAAGTCGATTCAAGCTAGAGGATGTTGTGAAGGCACGTTAAAATGAACGCAAAGACATCCTCAACCTCTCACAAATGAGCTGCCCCTCTGCGACGGTTATGGCACATGTCGCGAAGCTTGCGATCGAACAGGATCGCCCTATTTATTTGGATTACTATGGTGACTCGCTGACCAAGACCTGCTGCATCGGAGTGACGTCGGATAGCAAGTGCTTGGTGAAGTCTGATACAGAATATACATCCCCTATCGAGTCGATCATGCGGCTCAAGGAGGAGAAGACGTATATCATCATGACGGAGAACAGTATCTACGTGGTATCTGCTGACATTCCAGTGAAGCGCATCGTTCAGCAGTCTACGGAGACGCCTAGCTCGTAAGACAATGCTCTCGCTGTTCCCCCCTCCCCATCGCATATTGTTTGAACCTCTGAATGATAGATCATCTCGCGATGTATGGTCTGCATATGTAACCGCTAATAAACACCGATGCGACTTTGAAGAGGTGGACGCCGCTGCTATGAATTCGATTGACGACTTTGCCCCATGGGTCAGTCAATGGATGTCCTTCACTCCCTCTCAATCTCATATTCGCATGCGTGTTTTGATTGTCTGGCATGCTCATTTTTTAACATCAGCCTGTCAACAGATGCTTCGCCGAAGCTTAGAAGTCAGATCGTTCCGCTGTAGGATCTGGTTTCATATTGAAGAGCCCCTGCTTCAACCTGCAATCGTTTCGAGGTGTATCGTGACCCGAATGCCAACGTATGCACATTTCCCCGCCTTGAATGGAGACATCAATGATCTACTGTGGACAGATCCACATGCGTATGAAAAAGGAATGGCAAACAAGGAAGAAGCATAAGGAGTATGCGAGTATTTACCGACGGAGCCTGCTCTAGTAATGGACGTAAGGACGCCAAGGCGGGATTCGCCGCGTGGTTCCCGGAACACCCCGAGTGGTCAGACTCCAAACGTCTTCCCATCGATGAGCCGCAAACGAATCAGCGCGCAGAGCTGTCAGCCATTCATCTCGCTGTTTCCATCCTTTCGCTGAAGGGTGCATTTAACGAAGATCTGGTCATCTACACCGACTCTGACTACTCGATCAAGTGCTTCACGGAGTGGATGCCTGGTTGGGTTGCGCGTGGGTGGAAGACATCTCTGGGAAAGCCAGTGCTTCATCGAGATCTCATCGAGGCGGTTGCTGAACATCTGTCTAAGTTTAAGCACCGATTCCATCACGTCCGCGCTCACACGGGTGGTGTTGACGAGCTTTCAAAGCAGAACGATGTTGTAGACCGCATGGCTCGCGAAGCTGTTGACGGTCGAAAGATTGAGATGCCAAATCCCAAGCCATCCGACGAGCTG